TACCACGTTGTTGTTTTTGGATCCATGGGTTCTATTTCTGTTTTGTATACCGCAGCAGAAAGCCATGGATCATTTTCTTCTTTTAAAAAATAGGCATCTCTACAATCAAACCCATTTACGGCCAACATATACATCAAGTTAATCAAATTGTGATTATAAAAACATCCGTTATAACTGTGTGTTTGAAGTCTATTGTAGGAATAGTGAACGGGCTGTGGAAAAATCATCAACAACATGCCGTTAACATTCAATTGTTTGTTCCATGTTTTCAGTGTCAGTAAGGGGTTGGTAATATATTGAAATGTATTATGACACCATATAAAATCAAGTGCTCTGCTGACAGGAACATCTATTCCATCAATGTCTTTATTAATTAGATAAACATTTTCTAGTTTTTTTAAATTAGGATCTAGATGTTTAAAATCTCTATCAACTGCATATGTTAGATAGTTCCGTGGCTCTGGAGGATCATCTCGAGTTTCTAAAGTTGCCCACCAATGTGTGTCTAAACCGGAACCGCAACCAAAGTCGGCTACTGATTCTAAACTATCAAGAAAACTGTCATAACCATACAACAGATCTAAAGTTTTTTTACTATGTTCGTGACTTTCGTATGCGTTTTTAAACGGAACCATTTGTTAGTACCTCTATAACTATTTTTTCTTTGAGTGGTTTTAATCTTGATTCAAGTTGATGGCAAGCTTCTGCTAATTCTAACTCAGATCCCCAATTTAATGCATGTATTAAATGTGTAGCCCAACGACCGCACGTATCTTTTTCAATTTGAATATCTACTGCATTATATTTTGGTTTAGCACTAGCGCATAATGCCCACTCATACAAGATGTTCTTTGCATGTTCTTTGTAATCCATTATATCACAATATCTTCCATGCCGGCTGTTCTAAGACGAACTACATGACCTAACATAAAGTTTTTGCTTTCAAGACCTTTCATAACTCCGAGCCATTTGTTTCTAAGCAAAGCAACTTCGTTAATGATAGTTTCAAAGTCAATGACTTCGTCCTCACCATCTGTATATTTCTCTGCGTCGCGAGCTGTAAGAGCTCGGGCATAAGATTCCAAGTATTTTTGAAAATGTTTTCGTCTAATCTTGCGAAGTTGTATATTAAGATACTGAAGTACAGCCTCGATCTCTTGTAGCTGGTTAAATCTGTGCTCTGTAATGCCCGGTAGATTTGCAGCGGACTTTTCAACATTACCTCGTATAAATGTTTCTGTTTTTGCCTGTGCAAGTTCGCCTTCATAATAATTTATGAAGTCTGGTATATTACCAAGATCTGCAACTACTTTGTTATACCACATCAGTCTTCGTAATCAATTTCTTCATCTTCGTCGTCAAGATATTCTTCTAGAGCTCGTTTGGTATAACTATCAGTGCTACCAAATTCTCTTAGTTCCTTGTCGCTCAAATTGTCAACAAGCATACTCACTAAGTTGTCAGCAGCAGCCTGTCGTTCTTTTGCCGGAACATATTCTTTCATTGTTATGTAAGTTTCAATTAAAACTTCAATATCAATACTCATTCAACAGTTTCCTCTTCTGGTTGAACAGCGGCAGTGTCTTTGTGGGGATACTTTGTAAAATCTTCCATAACTTTATCAAGAGACCCATCGTCGTTGCGTTCCCACGCTTTGCGGAACTGCTTGATTACTGTACCGTCTGCTAGCGTGTATTTAAGACTGTTGCCTTCTTTCTGCAATAAACCTTTGCCCTCGAACATGTCAACTAGACCTGAGTACGGATTCATGCCAGACTCATAAGGAATTTTAACCTGTACACTTTCAAATGGCTTGGCGTAGCGTGTTTTCATGATCTTGCATGCTGCACGAATACCTTTGACTTCGCTAATCTTGTTGCCATCTTCATCTTCTTTTAATTTTAACTTACGCATGGCAACAACAATAGAACTAGCGTAGATAAAACCCTGTCCACCCGAGATCTTGTCATCAGGATCAAACATGTCCTGACTTGCATAGGTATGGTTAGTAGCAACAAGTCCAATGTTTAACGAACCAAACATGTTAACGCAATTACGAACCAGTGCTGTTAGTGCTTTAGGCTTACGGCCCATGTCACCTTTAAGATCGCCGGCTTCGAACTGATTTACATCAGTTGGTGTTAATAGCATACCCAGACTGTCTAATACGATTAAGACTTTGGGACGCTGGTCTTCGGGTAATGTTTTATACTCTTTAACAAACTCTGTGATCATTTTGGCAACATCATCAATCATTGCCATGTTGAGTTTGAGAAGCTTGTTTTCAGAAGTATCGACGCCGAGTGCGTGAAGCCAGGCTTCGTCGAGTGCGTTTTCAGTATCAATAAGAATAACATATATACCTTGTTCTTGTGCGTTCTTAACCAGATTTCCTGAGCAAATAAAACTTTTACCTGCACCAGACTCTCCAGCAAACACAGTAACCTTACCCATTGGAATACCCTTATTAAAGTCCCCGCTAATAAGATAGTTAAGAGCGTAATTGTTTGTGCTGATCCAGTCTGTGGGATCGTTAAATCCAACGCTGATACCGTCAATACTTTTTGTAATACTTTTGCGAAATTTGCTTACGTCAAATGGTTTAGCCATAATATTTTTCCTTGTCTAATTGTCTATCAAATAATTTCCGAAAATCATCTATGTTATCTGCTTTTGGAGCGCAAAATCCGCACATACATATATCTTTAACACATTGTATAATAGGCACAGATCTTGTGTCAAGTTGTTGCTTTAATTTATCTATAATAGATTGATAATTTTTTAAATTTCCCAACGGTTCAACTCTTCCAGTTGTACTTGTTTTACAATCTTTATTTGTAAAAACTGCACCATCAAGTTGACGCACAAATAAGAAAAACCAATTAACACTACAATACCAATCTCTAAATCCTTGCTTCTCTACGAAAGATACACAGGATTTTAAATCGTTGTTGATGCTTAATTTTCTGCCACCACAACACGGACGACCTTCATTAATACTCAGTACTTCTTCGGAGGTTCCTACTAGATTTAATTTTTTTTCATATTCATCTTGTGCGGCTGAAGGAACTACGCTCATCCAAAACGTTTTTAATTTGTTAAACTGTTCAGGAGTATACGACCATTTTTGTTCTACATTATCTAAAGGTTTTTTAATATATCTTAAGTTATGGTCCTGACAAAATTTAACAATCTTTTCTGCTTGATCAAAATATGCGGGATCGTTGTGCATCATAATGATACACTTGAATCTTTTATTTTCTTGTTTGAGATACAGAACGTTGTCTATGAATTGCTGTCGTTGTTTGGGCAAAATCTCTGTGTGATAACTAACAGAAAATTCGTCTACCAATGGTACTATTTTTTTCCATTGCGTGGGTCCTATTACACCATTAGTGGTACATGTGATTGTTAGGTGCCAGTTGTCCTGATATTTTTTATATTTTTCTCTACATTCCTTGAGAATTTTTACTATATCCGGATGAAAAACACTTTCGCCACCGTATACATTTAATACTACCTTGCGTTGACTTTGTTTTTTGTATTGCATGTACAAATCAACATACTCGTACATAAAATCAATTGATTGCAAACACTCCGTCAACGGCGGGTGTTTTGTAGAGTTATCGTGCCCACCATCAATACCTGTGTCACAATAGCTACAATCTAAATTGCATAATTTAGTTAATTCCCAGTCTAATAGAAAGCTAGGGACATTAGTTGGATCTAAAGCAAAGCCAATTGATTTAATCATTATAAGAGAATCCGGGCGTACAATCAAGTTGCAGAGGCCCGGGTCGTATTATTGTTTACTACGGTTTCTAATCATGGCCAAGATGTCCTCGGCCTTTTGACTTGAAGGTTTGGCAGCAGGTGCCTGTACTGGTGCAGTTGCTACTGGCGGCTCGTCGTCCTCAAGATCCGGACTTACTGTTGGTACAAACGGAGCAGCAGGTGCTGCTTTGGCCGCAGGTGCAGCGGCTTCTGTATCATCTCCACCTTTACCACCAGTAAAGCCGCTAGGCTTGAAGTATTGACTCCAACGATCTGGATCGTATGCTTGACCATCAACCGAAGCTTCAAACATTTCCTTGATTACCTTGAGCTCAACTTCGCCTGGACGTTTAGGTAGGAAGTCACTTAGATTATACAATCCATGAGAATCGATTGCTGCTTGCTCTTGTGCAGTTAGCGCAGTCTCTTTGCGGCTCCACTTGCTGGTTGAATAGTCTGCATAACCACCTTTGCTAGTTTTTGTGACAGTGAAATCCAAGCCAGCGGTGTAATCAGTAGGCATGCTTTCTAGTTCTGGGTCCATTAGTGCAGCCTTGATTAAATTAAAAATCTGGGGACTAATAACGAATCGACGAATTGGATTCTCTGGTGTTTTGTCATCCGCTAGAGGATTTTCTCTTACAAAACCTTGGAATAGATAGCTTTTCTTTTTCCAATACTTACGACCCATTTCCTCAAGACCGGGGTCTTTGAACCAAGTGCGTACTTCGGCCAAAATTGGACAGGCGTCGCCATACATCTCAACGCACGGTACTTGTACAACAACTGGTTTGGAATCTGATTGTCCCTTGATGCCTGCAAATGGCAAGCGAATCATCAGTCGCTCTACCCAAAAGAAATCATTCTTTGCGTTTGCGTCTGGTAAGAATCGGATTTTGCTGCTTGAGCCTTCTGGAATGTTCCAGTGTGCGTAGATGGCGTTATCGCCTTGTGATTGTCCACCTTGTGAACGTGTTTCTTGCGCTTGTAGCTTTGCGCGAATTTCTGCTAAAGATGTGGCCATAATGTTTCTCCTTATAAAATGCCATAATGTTTGTGCCTAGATATACAACTGCACCGTGCAATTATATAACAATACTATTTATGCTGTCAAATGAATTTTTTTATTTTTTTAACTTATAGGTACCAAAATTGGTATAGCTCGAAACTCTAAATTGCTGTACCGGTGCGAGCATGCCGTGCCATTGTAATGGTTGACTTCCATCTTGATTTGGTCCATTCAACATTAGATACCCAGAGTTTGCTTTGAACTTGCATTGATATTTTACACAATTTGCGTTCTTGAACTCAAAAAATGTAGTACCGTAATTGTCAGAATCAGCAGCCCAATATATTTGCATACTAGCTGGCAGGTGCCCATCGGTATGTATCGGAACAATAAAATTTGGTTCGTCGTACCACCACATGGTAAACGGATAATACTCGAATTGAATTCCCAATTCTTGTTCAATTTGAATCTTATTTTTTAAAACTTGATCATCAAATTTTTGAAAAAGTTCAAAATTTGAAATGTCTAATTGTCGACGTCGCCAAGTTTCTTGTTGTTCACCTCTGGTCCACTGAATATTGTCCCAGTTTGTATCAAGAACTCGTTCAGCCAAATCGTTTGGTAAAAAATTTTCAACGGAGAATAGTCGGTAGTCTTTGTCTACCGGCTTAATAATCATATTAGAATTTTAAGCCAGCTAGACGACGTAAAAAAGACAAATCTTCTTGTACCACTGGTTGATCCATTGTTGTGGCTCCAACTGGTTGTGGTTGTGGAACGGGTTGAGGTGGTGCCGGCTGTGTATTGGCATTTTGTTGCTGCATTATCTGCATAAACTGATTGGCCAATGCGTTTTCGCCGTTTGATGCAAGCCAACCAATGATGGTTCGTCTGGCATCAGCATCTGGTCCTTGATTTTTACTTAGCTTTATTAAAGCTTGATGCAGATCATCGCTCTTGAGAAAGTCAATAGACGAAATAGCAGCGATTGCATCTGCTGCGTCAACACCTACTGCAATAGGAGCTTGCATGAGAGCATTTAAGTTTTGTTCGTCTCTGTCGTCGGTGTCGTCATCCCAGGTTTGTTCTGATATCTCATTTGCCCAGGATTCAAACTCTAATGTCATTGGTGTGTCCATTTTTTGTTTATTCTTATAAGCTCGGTAAACATAAGGTAGTGCTTCATTGAATCTATCGTCGTATATTTTTTTAACAAAACGTTCACGCAACGAATCAACATCAACTTCGTCAAGATCCTGTGATTGCCCGCACATGTTCATTAGTAGTTCGTGACCTTGACGACCCTGAAAACGTTTTAAATGGTCACGAACTTCATTATAGCGATGTATAGCAGCTTCAACCATACCTGAAGTTTCTGCATCTTCAAAAGTTCTATTTTTCATGCTACGAACAAAATGTCGCATACTGGCCATTTCTTTGACCATTTCGTTGATAAGTTGACTGCCTTCATCTCCAATGTTGCCACCATGTCGCAAGTGATTGGCCGTTGCTCTTGCACCGTGCAAATTGTTATGGTCTAGTAAAAAACGTTCACCAATTGGTGTCTCAATGAACAGATGCTCAATTTGTCTTGCTCTAGATCCGTGTCTGTCTGGATCAATTTGATCGCGATGTTTAATAATTAACTTGTGTGTACCAACATCACCAAAGCTTATTCGGCGATTGTTTCCGTGGCCGTACAATTTACCCTCGGCAATTGTTAGTTCTTCTTTGTCGTAGGTAGCGTCCGATACGCTTTGCTGTTTGATATCTTTAAGATCTAAATTGCTACGATTGATGTCTCTTACATCAAACGAAAGCATATTAC